TTTGCGTGTCCACGCTGGGGTACTCATTTTGCATACGGCATTAACAATGACCTAGCTGCGCTAGTAGCCGACTTGTTAACGTCCTTCTTTTTCTTAGATATGTCTTTCATACCATCCTTAGTGCGCTTAACCTTATCACCCATTGCTAGGGAAGGTAAGTCGCCATAGTCCTTCTTTCCAGCCTGATAAAACTTTTCAGTTAGTTCAGACACAGAAGTTGATTTGCCACCGCCACACATCATTCAGTCTCCTTTGTATATCCACTACTCTTTAACGCCTTCTTAGCTGTCTCGTTATCAGCACTGTTGTCAAACGTCTCTGGAACCTTATCACCAAATCTACTCATTTACAAAACCCTTTTTATTACAAATATTTTTTCAAGCTTTTTTTGCTAATCATGTGAGTGAGGGATCACTAGCTACGTAACTATCGAGGTTTTTTAACCCCCTACCCCCTAGCCAAGATCAATCGAAACCTTAATATCTCCTGCCAGTTGTACTTGCGATCTATCTATTGGCTTAAACCCTGCTCGATCCAATAGATCCTTGCTAGCTTCTAGCTGTACGTACTCACTCTTAGCTTGTTTAGCTAGCCCTGCTAACTGGTGTACTGCTGCAGGAGCATGTCTACTAAACTCCTTCGCAACCACTTCCATCATGTACTGTTGCACATGGGCTAGCTTCATACTCTTCTGTGCAGTTACTCTTCCGCTGTCGCCCTCAGCGTATCCAGCTTCTTGTGAGGCTTGTGTAAGATTCCCACCATTTGCTACATACGCTTCAACGAGTGCAGTCTGTTTCTTTGTTAACTTCCTTAGTGCTATGTTTGCCATACTAACTCCTACTGTAGCCCCCCTCTCCCTCTCTCCCCCCATGTTTAGCACTACAAATACACCCTGTGTCAACGCACAAAACGTGCATCAAGCTATCTATCTTCCTCTTGTATGTTATGTAACTGGTACTACAAAGTACTACAAAAGATATGCTTTCGTAAATATTCCATGTCATCACTTCATCACTCTCGTTGCTGAAATCTATCTTGTAGTTATGCGAGCGCGTGCGTCTCGTTTGCTTTAGCCATGTCTGCATACCTCTAAGTGAGTTGTAATTACCTCTGACTTGACCTGCATGCCAGCATCGAAAATCCACCGCAACAGCTTTCCTTTATCACTAACTCCTGTCTGTATTCTATTCTATGCTTGCCTTCCTTACATCTGGTCACAGGCGTGGAAAGAAGTTGCTGTGGACAAGGGTCTGAAGAAGACCTTTTCGTTACTGGCTCTTGGTCTGCATCAGAGGGAATTACCCCTCACTAACTAGAGGTACTAGACATGACTAAATCAAACTCAACACCCACACTCACAGAACTAAAGCTAGCTGTCATCAACTATCATGATGGTGACAACATGGAATATTTACAAAAGAATATCTCACGCGATGCGTGTTATACAAGTTACAATAGTTTAACATACAAGAAGAAGATGTTAGCTGATGCGGTTACTGACTTCGAATCATATGTTGCAGAAGGCAAAGACATCGCGGCAGAAAGAGCTTGCGAAAAAGCAGAACGCATCGAAATAGAACTCGAGCAACTCATCGAACGTCACGAAGCTGACTTACAAGTATACGTCATCATCAACGAAGGCGAAGAGTGGAGCATGACAGTCAAGCCTAAAAGCAAGGCATCATTAGCATCTAAACTAGCAGCAATGCAAAAGAGGGTGGCGTAAGCCCCCTCACTACCAAGGAGATACATCATGTTAAGCATATTTCAACAACGTCGCAATGAACGTCGCAATCTAGGTTACACTGAAACAGAACTAGATCGTGAAGACTTAATGGATCGCATCTGTATATTTTTATATGCAGCCACCGCGTCTGGCATTGTAACTGTAGCTTCGGTGTTGCTCCTCTTTTGAGGGGCTACATCTTGTGGTTGATGTGGCTTCGAGGTCATCATGTGGTGGGTTGTGTTGCGGACACGCACCATGTAAACTATTGAAATGAAATGGAAAAGGAAAACCAAATGAAAAAAGAAACAATGTTTAACACGCCAGATTACGAGGCGTTAGATTATTTGTTTAACACTATATATAAACAAATGGTTTCATGTAATCTACTATGTGACAAGTACATAGATGACAATGATTGTGAGCTAGCTAAAGAAATTAAAGAAAGCAATCCGTTTTCAATCATATCATTAATGCAAATTAAAAACTTTATTGTAACCAACACACCGACAGATGGATGTGATGACTGTGCATATCTATCAATGGACACTGATGCAGTAGTCAACGTGTGTCCAGAGTGTGCAGAAGAAAGGACTTAACATGATAGAAGTATATGATTGCTTCCAACGTATATGGTGGAAAGACAATGCCGATTGGCCTGATGGTTTAGAACCTCATGCTGGTCGTAAGAATTTCTATTTCAAAAATGAAATAGGTAAAGAAACACATGCCTTCTTTACTGAAGAGGAGGCTGTGGATTTTTGCAGACAATGGAACGACACGCATGATGCTGGTCGATATAGCTGCAAAGCAGAGTACCAAGTAAGAGGAACAGGGAGATAACAATGAACATAACTATCATGAATGTAAGTAAGATTGTGCAAGTGCGTAAGATCTTTAAAGAATTTACTGCACTTGAACTCAAGATAACTGACACCAAAGGCAATGATGAATATATAACAATGCACTTTGACAACAACAAACAACTTACATGGGAAGCAAAGCCAGATGAAACACACAATTAAAACACCGCCAATGACACGGCAGCACTACGAATTTATAGCAGATATAATGGGGCCAATGGTTGCTTGGCCTTCTCATCTTATAGATATAGCTGATGCGCTAGAGAAATCTAATCCTAAATTTGTGCGCAAGAAATTTCTTGATCGAGCAACTAAAGCATGGGAGGATAACCAAAAGATAGGAGAGTTAGATGACACAATTCCATACTGAAGTTGTAGCTAAGTTTAATGATTGTCCTGAGTGTGATGGTACTGGAGTAGTTGTATACTCCAGCCTCAACGATGACATACCAATGAGAGCGTGCAGTAATTGCAACGGCGCTGGATTTGTAGAGATGGATGAACTTGACTGGCTTGATTGATTGCTGCATAACCGCAGTATGATACAAAGTTACTGGCAAATTATACAAGATAAGCATAAGGAATTTAATATTCCTTTGCATAAAGTATTCACCAAGGCAGGTCTACCAACATCAACGTACTATCGCACGTTAAATGGCAGCACTGAATTGAGATATGATACAGCAGTTAAGGTAATGAGAGTGATGGAACTTATGGAAGGTGCGTATCCCACAAGCAGGGACAAGCGTAAACTAAATGCAAAAGTTTCCAAACTATAAGCAAGATACATATGTTACCACAACATATGACGAAATGATTACAAGTCTAATTGATAGACGCAATCAATTAGGTATTTCACAAGAAGGTCTTGCATTTAGTATAGGTTGTACGCCATCATTGATTCACAAATGGGAGCAGTACAAGCGAGTTCCCTCAGGTTTCATGTTCGCTTGTTGGGTAGAAGCACTTGGCTGTCAGATCGAAATCAGCACGAAAGATATTAAATAATCTCACGTATCCGTGTGATGCATGTGATAATCGTACTGAATTTTTTGTGCAGATAATGGCAACAACTAATCCAGCTACCTATCATACTATATGTATGACCTGTTATGAGGAGCAAACATGGCAAACAAAAATAAGTCTAAAGGAATCTACCACGAAAAAAGATTCTGCGAATGGCTCGATAAAATCGGCATCGAAAACTACCGCGTCCCCCTCTCGGGTGCGCTCGGAGGAGAGTGGAGTGGTGACATCCACGTCACATTGGGCGGACGAAAGCTGGTAGCCGAGGTAAAGTACAGAGATAAATCTAATTTCCCTAGTCCATTTACTGTACTGGATGGTAGGGACATAGCCTTTTATAAAAGAAAGACAGGCAAACCACAGTCCCTGGTCATTATGCCAGCGGAATTATTTGAACATTTATTAGGAGATACAAATGGAAAACCAAACGAAGATGATTAAAGCACACCTTGATAAAGGCAATTCAATTACACCTATTGAAGCATTGAATATGTTTCATTGCTTTAGATTAGCAGCACGTATGCATGACCTTAAAGAAAGTGGCTATCCTTTTATGAAAGAAATGGTTAAGCTAGATAACGGCAGGTCAATTGCTTGCTATACAAAAGTAAACCTCTAGTACGGCTCATGATACTAGAGGTTCAACAGGTAAGAGGACATTAAGAAATGGAAAGACCTAATGTACGCGGACATATTACTACGAGATGTTATTGATTGGCAAGTAAACAATCCTAATGCAAAATATATTTTGATTGTGCTAGCTCGATACACAGATCTAAATGGTGAATGCTTCCCAAGCATACCAACTTTAGTTAAGACTACTGGCCTTAGTAGAAGCACAGTCATACGTGCTATCAACTGGTGCATAGATAACGATTACATAACAAGAAAGTCTGGACGCACTGGCGTAGCTAGTGTGTATAGATTCAAACATTTAATGGAGGATGATATGAAAAAGACCAGTGTCACACAGACACCCCAAGTTATATCTAATGTTATAGATATTAATAGTAATAGTAATACTACTTGGAGTGTCACACAGACACCCCCCTTCGATGCGTTCTGGTCAGCTTACCCACGCAAGGTAGCAAAGGGTCACGCTCGTAAGGCATTTGATAAGGCATGTAAGATTGCAGACCCAACTGCAATTCTTACTGCCGTTAGAAAATTTGCTGATGCTACTCAAGGCACAGACAAACAGTTCATCCCTCACCCTACGACATGGCTCAATGGTGAGAGATGGGAAGACGACATCGAGGACGTTGCGCCTAGCAACAGAACCAACACAGATTTCTTAGATGAAATCATCAATGATATGACGCATAAAAAATTAGCCATAGATAAGGAGTAACATATGGACTACAACCAACGCACCTCAATGATAGGTAACTGGCTACAGGCTATCTTAAAACGCTACACGCCACCATCTAGCATGGATCGTGACACGCTCGGTCAAGAGCTGCAGCTTATTGTCGAGGACATCAACAATAATATACCATCATCATACGAGAAGATAGACCTAGAGGTCACACTAAAAAAGATAGATGGTCACGTCCGTCAGTATCAAGCTTCTCGTACGTGGCCGACAATCAAGACATTCATCATGTCGACGAAGGCAGCTGTCGACGAATACTCGCGCAATACAGAGAGCTTGAAGGTGACATCACAGAGCAAGCTCGACGCAGCTGTACTCATGGTCAAGCGAATCAAATCTGGCGGCGCAATACCAGATTGGATACTTGACCCTGACTCTATCTATCGGCAACGACTGCTGCTAGATACAGATCTTGTCGAGTCTGACTTCAATAAATATCTTGATCCTACTGCAACAATGCAGTAGACAAGTACATATAAGAGGAGAATAAAAATGGAACGTAAAGGATTTATTGGCGGCAGTGACGCTGTTAAAATAATGAACGGCAACTGGTATGAACTGTGGCAGATCAAGACAGGTCGTGTTGAGCCAGAAGATTTGTCACACAAGGTAGCAGTACAGATGGGTATTACTACTGAGGACATGAACCTTAGTTGGTTTGAAAAAGAGTACAGCAAAAAAATATTAGACAAGCAAGATAAGTACACACGCACACACAATGGCGTGCCGTATGTAGGTACACTTGATGGTGTGCTAGAAGATACCAACGAGATTGTTGAGGCCAAGCATACGTTTGCACACAATACATTAGACAAGGTGTGTG